GGAAAACAACGTGCTAATCAACTTGCTAACGGTGAACCTATATCAGAAGATACAATCAAACGTATGTATAGTTACCTATCAAGACACGAAGTTGATTTAGAAAGTTCAACAGGATATGGTGATGGTTGTGGTAAATTAATGTATGACAGTTGGGGTGGTAAGTCTGCTATGTCTTGGGCTCAGTCTAAGATAAACTCAATTGAAAAAGAAAAGATGTCAAAACAAAACTTTGCAATTGATTCAGAAGATAAGAAAATTGTTATTGGACCTGCAATGATTCCTGACCAAAAGATATTCCGTAAAGATGGTAAAGGTAATCCATACCAAGTATTCTTTAGTGCTGAGACAATCCGTATGATTTCTGAGAAGTATATGAGAAACAAATACATTGATAACAATGATACCGAACACAATGGTAAAGCTGCGTCAGATGTATATGTTATTGAGAGTTGGATTAAGGAAGATATGGAAGATAAATCTAATAAGTATGGATTTAATGAACTTCCAATTGGAACTTGGTTTGTATCAATGAAAGTAAAGAATGATGAGGTTTGGAATAAAATAAAGAACAAAGAACTCAATGGGTTTTCTGTATCAGGTTACTTTGAAGAGGTGGCACAATTCTGTAGAGAAGAGATGTTCCTTAAAGAAGTTGCTGAGATACTAAAGAAATTTTGAGAATATATATAGAATTTTATATTTAACAATATAGATTATAAACAAATAAACAAAAATAAACAAAGTAGATTATGTCAAATCCAAAAACGGCTATCCAAGAAATTAAGAGTCTTATGGTAAAATTCGGTTTTATCAAGTCAGAAAGTTTCTTAGATGCTAAATTAGTTGATGGTACACAAATCAAAGTTGAAGGTGATTCTCTTATAGAGGGTGCTAAAGTTATGGTTGTTACTGCAGATGGAGAAGTTCCAGCACCAGATGGTGTCCACGATATTGAAGGTGGTATGAAAGTACAAACAACTGACGGTATTATCGTTAAGATAGAAAAATCAGATATGGGAGATATGTATCCAATGGCTGACCACGATATGGAAGAAGAATCAGTTGAGGTAGAAGTACCCGCTGAAGTAGCTCCAATTGCTGAACCAGTCGTAGCAGCTATCGTTGAAGCAATTATTCCTGTGTTAGAAGAAATTAAATCTTTAGCAGAAGGAATGAAAAAAATGAAAGAGAAAATGGAATCTGTTCAATCAGATTTTGAAGCTTTCAAAAAACAACCAGCGGGAAAGAAAATTTCTGACGGTAAGGTTGATTTCAATAAAGAAGTAAATTCAGATGATGCAAGAATTGCAGCAATAATGAATTTAAGAAAAAATAACAAATAAAAAAACAAAAATTAAATATTAAATGAAAAATTATTCAAAAGAAGATTTTAGTTACGTAGTAAGTTCTATCACTGGCTTTACTGATCAAACATCAACTGAGTTGATGATGAAAGCATTAGTAGGTGGTACAACAGCTAAAGTAGCAAATGTAAAGCTAGGTATCAAAGGTACTCAGCAAATTCAAATTATGGACAACAGTCCAGCGTTTCAAGCAGGAGCTTGTGGATGGTCTCCATCAGGTACAACAACTTTCTCTCAAATCTCATTAACGGTTTGTCCAGAGAGAGTAAATGAGGCATTATGTCCAGATCAATTGTATTCAACTTATCAGTCATTACTTTTAACAAAAGGTCAAACTGAAGAAAGTGTACCATTCGAATTGGAAATTGCTGATTTATATGTAAAGAAAATTCAACAAAGAATTGAACAAAAATTATGGCAAGCAACCACAGCAGGTGGTGACTGTTTCCAAGGTTTCAACGCATTAATCGTAACAGGAGCAACTAGTGTTGCTAACTCAACTGGTACTACATTCTCTTCAACTGTGGCTTATGGTACAGCAGGAAATCCTATCACTGAAGTAGATAAATTAATCTCTGTTTTAGATGACAACGCACAAGCTGTTGAAAATCTTGTATGTTTTATGTCATACGCTAACTATCGTTTATATGTTACTGCTTTAACTAAAGCTAACTTCTTCGTTAATTACATTGGTAACTCTACAGTAATTGGTGGTGAAGCAAACGCTTTCGCAGTACATCCAAACTCAACTGTAAAAGTTTATCCTACATTAGGTTTAAGCGGATCAGGTAAAGTAGTTATCGGACCAGCTGATTATTTCGTAGTAGGTTTTGATGCCTTAAGTCAAGATGAAAAAATTGATCTTTGGTGGTCTCGTGATAACGATGAAATTCGTATCAGAAGTAACTACAATTACGGTGCTGCTTTAGTTAGATTCGCAGGAGTTAACTATTTCGCAACTAACAACATCGCATAGTTATTATAAAGATGTAAAAAACCAAAGGGGTGAAAGGCCCCTTATTTAAAAAATAAACAAAAAAATTAAATCTTAAAAATATGCCTTGTTTTATATCTAGTGGTGAAGCTCTTGGATGTTCAGATAGTATTGGTGGTATTAAAAAAGTCTACATAGTTGGTGGAAGTGCAACTGCAGAAGTAACCGGTTACACATATAATGCTGCCGGTGCAGTTACTGGAGCCACATCAACTTCTGGTACTACCTTATACGGTTTTGAATTAAAAAGAGGAGTTTCATCTCTTACTCAAACATTAAATAAGAGTTATGAGAACGGAACCGTTTTCTTTACTCAAGAATTAACTATTTCTCTTTACAAGTATGATACTGATAAAAGAGATAAGTTAAAAGTATTATCTCAAAATGATACTTTACAAATTGTTGCAATTGACCAAAATGATGTTCAATATTTAATTGGTCAAGTTAACTTTTCATTCTTATCAGCAGGTGATGCGACTTCAGGTCAAGCACTTGGTGACAAAAATGGTTTTAGCTTAACTTTCCAAGCGCAAGAAGCTGAACCAGCGAGAGTTATCACTGGTGCGTTAGCTACTGTATTTGCAGGAGCTACAATTTCAGGTTAATCTTACATCTTTCTTGGTGTAAATTATCTATATATTCTATCTAAAAGAGGGTGGGCTTCCACCCTTTTTTTTGTTGCTACCAATTCAAATCAAAATTATTTATATTTAACTATATACGGTATTAACTATGCTTATACTCCAAAAAGGAATACAGAATGAATTAGTGTTGAATATCAATAATAATTCAAGAACAGATTATACTGGTTATACATTAACCTTTACAAACGTTTTATCCCAAGAGATAAAAAGTTATACTATTAGTACATCTAATGCACAAGTTTATGCGTCAAACGATAGATATTGTGAGATTATTTTAAATTTTCAAAATGCTGGTCAAGACTTAAATTACGAGGGACAATACCAATTACAAATATTTGGTGATGTAACTCAATTAGTTTATACTGGTATGGTAAGATTAGAAGGAACTACTGAAGATAATTCGTTTGTTGAATATATATCTGCTGACGAAGATAACTCCAACTTTATATATATACAAGATTAACTATGAGTGAAGAAAAACAAAAATATCAATTGGGTAGAATGAACTTTAGACAAGAACCATTCTTACCTATTTTCTCCGAATTATTTGATAGAAGACCTTGGGTCCTATACGGAGAGAACAATCAAATGCCACAATATCTAATCTCAAGATATAATAACTGTGCAATACACAAAGCGATAATCACTTCAAAACGTGAACAAATATGTGGTGATGGAATTGTTTCATTAAACAATCCAATGGCCACAGTAAACTTAATCAACCCAAAAGATAATGTAATGGATGTGTACAGAAAATGTGCACTAGACCTTTTACTATTTGGGGGTTATGCATTAAATGTGATTTGGTCTCGTGATAGAACTACTATTGCCGAAATGTACCACCTAGACTTCTCAAGAATTAGATGTGGTAAAATTAACCACGAAACAGATGAAATTGAAAAATATTACTACTCAGCTGATTGGACAAATATCAAAAAATTCCCCGTTGAAGAATATGATACATTCAATCAAGAAGATGGTGAACCATCTCAAGTTTTTTATTATAAACAGTACAGTCCAAATAACTCCTATTACCCTCACCCAGATTATTCTGGTGGTCTTGCTGCTATTGAAATTGATGTAAACATAAAAGAATTCCACTCCAATAACTTAAAGAACGGAATGTTACCATCCCTTTTCATATCTATGAACAATGGTATTCCAGGAGAAGAGGAGCAACGTATAATCACAAGAGCTTTAGAAGAACAATATACCTCAGTTAATAACGCAGGTAGACCAATTATCTCTTTCAACGAAAGTCCTGAATTGGCACCACAAATCACACAAATTCCTGCAGCATCTTCAGATGGTTATTACCAATCAATATATGATGACATATTACGTAGTATACTGTCCGCACACAGAGTTTCTAGTGGTGAACTATATGGTATATCCACCGCAGGTAAATTAGGGACTAGAAACGAAATTGTGGACCATTCTGAATACTTCCGTAAAATGGTTATTATGCCATACCAAAAAGAACTATTATCAACATTTGATAAGTTGGTAAGTATTAAATCTCAAAGACCTACATCATTTGAAATTAAACCTCTATCAATATATGAAGTTGGTGATGTTATTGAACAACCAATAGTAGAAGATAAACCAATTCAACCAACACAACAATAATATGGCTAACGTACTATTAATATCAGAAAATAAGATTAAGGCATTCACGAATATCAATAAGAATGTTGACGTTCAAGCAATTAGAGCTGAAATCGGTATTGCTCAGGATATTCATTTACAAAATTTATTGGGAACAAGATTCTATAATCATTTGTTATCTCAAGTAAATTCAACAGGTAATACATTCAACAACAATGAATTAACATTGGTTAATGATTATATAAGTCCATATTTGATACAGACAGCTTATTTTGAGATGATACCTCATTTACACTTACGTACAATGAACGTTGGTATCGTTGAACCTGGAGGATTGGAAGGTGGTAGAAATGGTGTTGATATTGAAACAATGAAGTATTTGAGAACTATTCAAAAACAACGTTCAGATTTCTATCAACAAAGATTACAGGATTACTTGTTAACAGGTTTAGGTCAAAACTTATTCCCTGATTATCTTACACAAACAACAACAGATGGAATGCTCGCAGATCGTGCATCCAAATATAATTCACCAATCGTTCTTAATACTACAACTAGAACTGGTTATGGTAAAAGAAGATTACTAAACAGTGGAATTAAATCTTACTCAGAGATTGAGAGTTCTAATCCCGCTTGTCAAGATTGTTATTAATATGAGCACAGAAATATTATTATTGATATCCAATACACTAACTGCAATAGCAGGATGGTTTGTTGGTAGACGAAGGTCAAACGCAGAAACTGATAACCAGGTACTTAGAAACCTTGAGTTATCTATTGGTCTATATAAGAATATTATTGATGACCTTAAAATTGAAATACAAAGTTTAAATATAAAAATTCAAGACCTTGAAAAAAAGGTTGAGAACTTAATGAATGAGAATAAAAAATTGAAGAGACAGTCTATATGATATTACCTAGACCTACAGAACAAGAACTTACACCCTTTAATAAAGTGGTATATATCACAAGGGTATTAATGAGTGACTTTGGACAAAAGAATAAAATATCTCATATGCAATTAACTGATTTATTAGCTGACAACTATAACAAAATTTATTTATATGAAGACAGATAGATTACAAATAATTAGAAACATTAGATTTGGGTTATCAGATATAAAACCTAAGAAAAGAAAATATGAGGATGAAGGTCCTTGTTGGGAAGGATATGAACAAATTGGTACAAAGATATTAGACGGTAGAGAAGTACCTAACTGTGTACCTATCAAAGAAGAACAATCAAAAGTAAAACAAGGTTTTCCAATACCATCTAAGTCTAGTGGTGAAACTGAAGAAGAATATATATCCAAGTGTATGAAAGCTATTGGAAGTGAATATGATACACAAGAACAAGCGCTCGCTGTGTGTTACTCTCAGTTTGCTGAAGTAGGACCAAGAGGTGGTATTAAAGAAAGTGACAAAGCACCAAAGAGTGATACTCCAAATAAAGACCCAAAGGGTGAAGGTAGTGCGGGTGGTGATGCTTCAGGTAAGAGAGGTGCAAAAGTAACAGCAGAACAAGAGAAGACTTTACAGAATAAGGTTGATGAGTTTAACGAAAAAGAAAGTAACACCAAGAATGGTAATGCAACATTAGGTGCACTTAAATCAGTATTTCAAAGAGGATTGGGAGCGTTTAATACATCACATTCACCACAGGTTAAATCAGCAGAACAATGGGCTTACGCTCGTGTAAATGCGTTTCTATATCTACTTAAAAATGGTAGACCTGAGAATCCAAAATATGATACAGATTATGACCTATTACCAAAGGGTCATCCTAAAGCAAAATAAATAAATGTATCTTAAGAAAATATCAAGGGGCTTAATTGTCCCTTTTTTTATTTAAACATCTCCAAGAATGCCATAAACATTGAATATACAAAAACTGATGCTGTAGTTACAACCAACACACCAACGGCTAAGGCGAATAGATTAACTATGATTTCTATTATGAATTCAAATCGTTTCATATAAAAAAAGGGGAGCCCGAATTAACTGAAAAAAAAAGATGGCAAATAATGAATATCACAGATGGGCTCCCCTCTACTATTAAATATATCAAAGTTTACCAAAAAAATAAAGGGAGAACAAAACACCGTTGTCCTCCCGTTTAAATTTCCTATGCAGCAGGAAAAAATCTATAGTTGTTCCTCAAATTTCTTTAAGATATGTTTGTCAATTGAATCTAATCGTTTACCAATTTCAGCCGAGTATCCATTTTCACAATAGTCTACTAATACATTGGTAATACCTACAATTTCTTTTAATGGTAAAGGAGTTCCAATCATTCGACAATATTCCACTACCAATTTTAGTTGGCTCTGACGAATAATACTTTCTTGAGTTTTTTGATAATCTGCCATTTTGTTTATGTTTTAAAGTTTACACAAAGATAAAACATATTTTTTAATTGCCAAAATTATCTTGTATATTTTTCAAATGGATTACATTGAATGTTTAAAAGTTTTACACCATCTTTGGATAACTTGATAATCCATTCCTTTTCCCTTTGTTTCATTTCAGCACTGTTTCCGTTCAATTGGTCAATAACATAACCTGACCTAATTATCTTCTTAATATCACTTAACTCATAGTTAGTCAATGCGTTATAAAACAATGGAATATATGCGGCACCCTTACCATCTCTTATTACCTTTTTAAAGTCGTTTATGTGTTGGGTTAGTCTTGTATGTAGATGACGTTTGGTTGCACCAATATAAGTTCCCTCAGGTAAATCAATTCGGTATATCTTGGCTGACTTATTGGCTGTAAAGTAATCCTTATTGTACATATCCGTTTTTACCTTATTTTTGACAAAGTAACCTTCCATATCACCCCAATAGTAATCAGGTCTTAAAACGTCTCTAAAGTACTTAGAATTGGATTTACAACAAGTCTTACATCTCTGTTGGAGACCATCCTTTGCTGCAGTTCTTTTATTGAATTGAGTTGTTGGTTGCTCAATTTTACATTGAGTACATAATTTTGTTTTTTTCATAGTCATATTCATTTATTAATAAATACCACAATTCCAACGAAAAGTAAATAAATATTTAAAATAAATAGAAAATAGTTTGTACTTTTGACAAAATTGTGTATACTTATGAATAGTTCTACTTCACACTACGAACATTAAAACATTTAAGGGTTGTCTAACAAAAGCTGAGGTGAAGTACAGTGAGTA